GGCATTACTCAGGATCAATTGGACGGTGCTGCTATGTCAGCCAACTGCCGTAAGGTCATCTACCTGAACCAGTCTGCCGGAGGCTCTGCTATCAAGACTGTCTCTTTCTACGTCAACCCGTGGAAGTTCCTCGGTCTCACCCGTGAACAGTACCTTGGTAACGGAGGTCTGCTTGGCTACTACAACGGAGTGTCTTCTGCTCCGAACTGGCTCAACATCTCTGCGATTTCTATGGTGGACAACACCGGTACGCAGATTAAGGTCAACACCAACCTTGTGTACTATGCGAAGATGTTCAACAACTCAGCTGACCCTTCTGCTAGCACTCCGGAGGAGGAAGGACTCATGGCCGAAATGGATAAGGACGAAATGTCTATCACTCATGAAGATGGTTCCACCGAAATTGTTGGTCTGCAAAGTTCCGCGAAAAATGATAAGGATTTGTAGGGGATGTATCGAAAGTTCCGACTTTCCTAAATATAAGAATAGAATGTTCCAAAAGAGCTTTTTTTGCTAGTATTACAGCGAAGCGCCAAAAAAAGCTTTAGCTTTATTCACTGTGGTATTCAATGAGATAATTGTTTACGATTTGAAATACCACCCAGCGGTCTGCTGAAAGCAGGGCGCGGTCCGGGACGACGTTTGTGAAGACAATCATAGTCGGAGGTTCAAAGTACTCGTCTTTGAATTCGTAGCGATCATCGTAAGCGTAGCCGGACTTGACCGTTTCGAGGGCAGCCCACATGTTCGCCATGTGTTTCTTGTCCGAGGCCCTAGGCAGGTCAATCATGTAACAGCGACTTTTCGGCTTGTTCATGACCATCCGCATGATATCCTTGTGATCTTTCATGGGCGGGATGGAACACGCTTTGCCGTGTGTGGCCATATACGTCACGAAGGTGGACTTGCCAGTTCCGCCGACAGGGTCATATATGACATTGATGTGTCGATCATCATCTAGCGCAGCGGTAGTGATCATGGACTGCTGCCATGGATAGGGTACGAAGTTGCGGACACGCATCGGGATGTAGGACGAGTTCATCTTGTCAGACCAGGGACCGTCGACGCGTCCCTCTTCCTTCTGGACATAAAAGGTATTGCCTTTATTCGCCGTGGAGGTAGGCGAGAGGTGACAACCCTTGAGGACGGAGTCCTTCATCTTGTTTCGGAGAGTCGTCAGACGCATCTTCTCCTTGAGACAGATTCTACCTTGGTAGTGGGGAGTGCGACGGAGTTCGCCAATCTCCTTCTGGAAGCACCACTGCCGACAGATCTGTTTGAGATAGTCAGCGACAGCGCACCAGTTGATGTCTGCATCTTGCAGGTTCATAGTAAAGTCATAGTGTAGCACAGGGTTCGACATTTCGAAATTGTCTTCGAACAAAATTAGTTAACTCCGTGTATTTATAAAAACGCATTTTCGATTAGGCATTATTATAAATGCCGAAGCGTTCGTATAGCGCATATTCATATGTTAGGGGAAAGATGAGTAAGAAGCGCAAGCTCTATGCTCCCCGGTATAAGCGTGGGTGGTCTACCCGACGCAAGTTCCCTGGCAAGCGATCATCTCGCCGCCCTGCCGGATTCAAGAGGATGGTGTCCCGTCTGAAGTGGACTGGGACTGACTTCCCTCAGACTCTGCTCAAGAAGTTCACCTACCAGGAGGTGTCTCCTCTCAACATGGGTAATGCCCTTGGCAACTCGATCTCTGGTCGGATCATGTACCGTCTCACGGATATGTATGACCCGCAGGGTGCCATTGGTGGTACTAGTGTCAATCACTTCGGGACGTTCCTCAACTCGAGTCTCTACCACAACTACTATGTCTTGGGTACGAAGGTCACGCTTCAGTTCGTGAACCCCGGTATCTACATGGTGGGGATCTACTGTATCCTCTGTGATGATGGTGACTCCAACGACTACCCGGTCGGCATTACTCAGGATCAATTGGACGGTGCTGCTATGTCAGCCAACTGCCGTAAGGTCATCTACCTGAACCAGTCTGCCGGAGGCTCTGCTATCAAGACTGTCTCTTTCTACGTCAACCCGT